AGATATGCCTCACAGAGTTTGAGACGGTTCAGCGGAGTCGGCTCCAACTTGTCCCAACCCCTTGCGTTCCACGCATCTTGTTCAGCGTGACGAGCGACATCTGCGGCTTTCTGCTTATCGGTCTTTTCGACCTTCTCGCCAAGTCGAGGTGCGGCTTTTTTATGCAGTTCAAACAGACCCTGATACTGACCTGCAATTGACTGGTCAACGACCGCCTGCTGGTCAGCACCAAAACGCGACAATTTTAGTTTCATCGCGTGTTCGGATGCGGGTTTGATGGTTTTGCGAATGGCTTTGCGGTAAGCCACCCATTGTTCCCAAGCCGCTTCGTCTAGTTCGTGCATAAAAACCTCTCTGTGGTTCGACAGGACAAGCGTAACTGTTTACGGAGGTTAATGCAACAACTTTAGTTCAGGCTTCTAGATTCAAGACTGATTTAGGCTAAAGATGGTCTAAAAGGAGGGTCTAGACCCTGATGACTGATGGTGAACTCTGCACGGTTTAGACGGAATACGCCTAAAGCGAGTCGTGCAGAATTGATGACTGACGGAGCCACCCTGCTGTCGGCTACTTTTGCTCGAGGTTCGTCTCCTCAAGTGCCATTTGCGCTTCCCGACGATACGCCGCGCACCCACAGGCTGGCTGCCCCGGTGTGGGTTTAAGGTCACCTTGCGCGTAGTTTCCCCGACCAAGATGTCCCGAGCGTCGGAGGTGGGCATTTGACAAACCGTTTCCCCCGGTTTATCTTGCCTTTACCTCGACCCGCATTCCGAGGATAGGGCTATCCCCCCGCCCGCGTCAAGCCCCCGTTCAGGGGGTTTGTCGTTTCTGGGGTCTAATGCGCTTAACGGCTTTGAGGTAAACGCGCCAAGCGCCAGTAGCCGCTTTGAAAGCCTTTATCCGGGCTTCGCTCCAGTCAGTCGCAGGCCATGCCTTGAATACAGCCCACGCCTTGTCGTAAGCAATTTTGGCGGCTTCTGGGCTGACCATAGGGGTCAGCCGGGGGTAGGCGTAGAATCGGCTGTAATCGGCGGGGTGACGGCTTCTAGAGCCTTCCATTGCCATACCCGCATAGCAGGCAGTTTCCCTGCCTTGACCCACCGTGAGACAGCCGGACGGCTAACCCCAAGTTTTCGAGCGAGGGCGGCTTTGCTACCGGCAACGGCTAGGGCGGCTTGGATGTCCATGAAGCGGTAAGTTAACGATGGTAAAAATAAATGCAAGAGGCTGTTGACATCGGTTAACAGCAAGCGCATCATGGCTCCACGGTCACAAACGACCGGCAACCGGAGCAACAGATATGCGACCCATCCCCCAACACCTGCCCCCCGCAATCCGCTGGGCAATCGCAGCAGGTGAATCTCGAGCAGCACGCGACCTTGCGATGAAGCACGCCAGAGCGCACGCAGACATCCGCGCAGCGTTTGTTATTTGCGCTCGAACCAACCAACGGCTGATGTTCCAAGCCCTACAGATGGCGAGGGCAACAGTATGAAAACAGTTGGCCTGTACCTGTTTTCGTTTGCCATGTTTGCCGCCCTCGCGTGGCTTGCTGTGAGGACTTTCTGATGGACGACTGGCAACAGCAACGCGAGTGCGAGGAACGCCGGTACTACACCGAGCCGGTCATCCTCACTTGGACGCAAGCCGATATCGACCGCCACAACGAACTGCGGCGCGAACTTAAACAAATGATTGAGGAAAGCAAATGTCAGACCTTCTAAAAATCAATGTCAACGACCATGTTGAAAAGAAAGGCAACCTGTCTTACTTGAGTTGGGCGTGGGCGTGGGCTGAAGTGCTAAAGATTGACCCCGGCGCACAATGGACGGCGCACGAATGGGACAACAGCCCCATCATGATTCTGCGAAACGGCACAGCAATGGTGAAGGTCAGCGTTGAAATCAAGGGCAACATCAAGACCTGCATTTTGCCCGTCATGGACAACCGCAACCGCGCCATCGTTGACCCTGATGCCTTTGCCGTGAACACCGCAACGATGCGTTGTCTTACAAAGGCGATTGCGATGCACGGTTTGGCTCTCTACATTTTTGCCGGTGAAGATTTGCCCGAGGGCGAGAAAGCCGAGCCTAACCCCGAGGTGTTGGCGCAGATTGCGTCGGCGGCTGACGCTGCTGCGCTCGTTGCCCTCTTCAAGTCGCTTGACCCCGCCATCCGCGCAACGCACATGGATGCGTTTAGCGCACGCAAGAAGGAACTAGCCTAATGGAACAGCGTACAGACGATTGGTTTGCGGCACGGCTTGGCAAGGTTACAGCCTCGCGTGTGGCTGATGTTATCGCCAAGACCAAGACCGGCTATGGCGCAGGTCGCGCTAACTATATGGCTGACCTTGTGGTGGAGCGGCTGACCGGGCAGAAGGCATCCTCGTTTACCAATGCAGCGATGGAATGGGGTACCCAGACCGAGCCGAACGCCAAAGCCGCCTACGCCGCCAAGACCGGGATACTGGTCGAGGATGTCGGCTTCATTGACCACCCGACCGTTGCGATGTCTGGTGCCAGCCCTGACGGGTTGGCCGAGGATGGGCTGGTGGAAATCAAATGCCCGAACACCGCGACCCATCTGGAATACATCTTCGACGGCAAGCCGCCGCAAAAATATGTGACGCAGATGCAATGGCAGATGGCTTGTACCAACAGACCGTGGTGCGACTTTGTGTCATTTGACCCGCGTCTTCCCGAGCGGCTGCAACTGTTAGTCGTGCGCGTCCCGCGTGATGACGACTACATCAAGATGCTTGAGCAGGAAGTGACTACTTTCCTGCAAGAGTTGGACGACAAACTTAACAAACTGGAAAAGGTGACCCTGTGAACAAGCAGTATGACAACAACAACCGTGGCGTTTTGTTCAAGAACGACCAGAAGGGAAACGAAAAAGCGCCTAACTACCGTGGCTCTGCCGTCATCGACAACATTGACTTAAACATCAGCGCGTGGATTAAACGCAGCAGTAAGACCGGCGATGCTTTTATGTCGCTCAAGTTCGAGCCGAAGCAGGCTGCGCGTCCTAAAACGATGGCAGAGCAAAACCCCGAGAAGTTTAACGACGATGAGGATTTGCCGTTTTGAAAATCTTTATTGGATACGATAGCCGCGAGGACATCGCCTACGAGGTGGCTCGTGCGTCCATTCTGGAACACATGGAGGCAGAGGTTGTTGCGCTGCGACTGGATGACCTCCGTGAAATGGGGATGTACTGGCGCGAACCAGACCCGTTCTCATCCACGGAGTTTAGTTTCAGCCGGTTCCTTGTGCCTGCGCTCTGTAACTTCAGAGGCAATGCCTTGTTCATGGACTGTGACTTTCTGGTACGGCACAGTCTGAAGCCGTTGCTCGACTTCAACAATCCTGATGTTGCCGTGTGGTGCGTGCAGCACGACTACAAACCCACATCTCTGACAAAGATGGACGGGCAGGTACAGCGCCAATACCCGCGCAAAAACTGGTCGTCGTTTATGTGGTTCAATTGCAGTCATCCGTCAATGGGTGGGCTGACACCCGAAATTGTGAACAGCGAAACCGGGATGTATCTGCACAGATTCATGTGGGTAAACGACCGGCACATTGGTGCGTTGCCGCCGACCTTCAACTACTTGGAGGGTTGGCACACACGGGCGCAAGTTCCTGACCCGACCTGCGTGCATTTTACCGAGGGTGGCCCGTGGTTCGATGAATACCAGAATGTCGAATACGCCTACGAATGGAAGCAATGGGCCGGACGGGTGAGGGCATCCGAGCGATGAAACGCTTTCTTTCTCTTGGCGCTGGCGTTCAGAGCAGCACACTTGCGTTGATGATTGCCCACGGCGAATTGGAGCCGGTGGACGCTGCCATTTTTGCAGACACCGGTTGGGAACCGCGCAAAGTTTACGAGTGGCTCAACTGGCTTGACGCAGAAATTCAACGCTGCCCGTATCCGTTTCCGGTTTACCGAGTAATGCAGGGCAGTATCCGAAATGACATTATGTCTGGCGTAAATTTAACAGGGCAAACTTTCCGCTCTGTTCCGTGGCATTTGCTTAAGCCAAACGGCGAAACCGCCATGAACAAACGGCAATGTACTAGCGAATATAAAATTAAACCGGTGCATAAAAAACTACGCGAATTGCTTGGGTACAAATCTCGGCAACGAATACCAAAAGATGCTTGCCAATTGTATATGGGCATATCGATGGACGAGATTTTTAGAATGAAACCTTCATGGCAATCATGGTTAGTTCATGTGTGGCCGCTGATTGATAAAGGCATGGCGCGGCACGATTGTTTGTCATGGATGGAGCGAAAAGGCTATCCATTGCCGCCAAAATCGTCTTGCATTGGTTGCCCATTCCACAATAACGATGAGTGGCGGTCTATCAAATCCGACCCAGAAGCGTGGGCAGATGCTGTAATGATTGACAAATTAATTCGTGAGCCTAGCGGAAACTTTCAATCAAAACAATTTATGCACCGTGACCGCGTTCCGCTCGACCAAGTAGATTTATCTACTGCTGCCGACCACGGGCAGATTGATTTTTTTAACAACGAATGTGAGGGGATGTGCGGGATATGAAACGCATCTTCCCTCGAGGCACTAGACCGGACGCTATGGCATCTGTCGTGGCGCGTATGGTGTCTAACCTTGACCCGCTCAAAACATGGGCGGTCGAGGTTACGGAGTGGAAGAAGCCGCGCACCAACCAACAGAACAAATTCCTGTGGGGCGTGGTGTACCCGTCCATCCTTGAGGGCGGCGGCGAGGCTTTGCGAGGATGGCAGCGTGACGACTTACACGACTACTTTTTGGGTGAGTGCTTTGGGTGGGAGACGCTGGAAGGGTTTGGCAGAAAGCGTATGCGACCGCTCAAGCGTTCCTCTGCGCTCGACAAACAAGAGTTCAGCGATTACTTGCTGTTCCTCGAAACAAAGTGCCTTGATATGGGCATCGTGATACCGGAGCCGTCGTATGAAACTGCGTAAAGAAGCCCGAGGGCGAGGCTGCATGGTGCGTATCCCAGAGGTGTGCAACCACAACAGCGAGACAACCGTGCTGGCGCACTACCGGCTTGCCGGGGTATCCGGCATAGGCATGAAGTCACCCGACATCCTTGGGGCATGGGCCTGTAGCGCGTGCCACGATGCCATAGACCGCAGGGCGCATACCGACCTTGACCGGGACTATGTGCGCCTGTTGCACCTCGAGGGCATGGCGCGAACCCTCGCACAACTTAACCGGGAGGGACTACTGTGACCTTCATGGTAGACACGCCGTACACCCCGGCGTACATCCGCAACGAATTCCTATATGACCACCAGACGGGCAGCGGGGAGTTTACCCCCTGCACCATCTTCGGATTCCGCGCCGAACCTGCACGGGTACCCATGTTTAGCGTTATGGCGGCTTGTGGGGCGCAATGGGCGAGGGTGCCTATCCATGCCCTTGTCAGCCGCCCATGCCCTCCAATGGCTTTAGAACTCGCCTGCTGGTGGGACTCCTTTAGCCGCCACGCCGAGGTCAGGGAGATGGAGTTCCTGCGGGGTCACCGTGTCCGCGCCCGTGGCAGGGACGGAGTGTGGAGGCCGGGGGTGTATGTGTTCTCTGTGTTCTGGCACAACGGTGGATGGTCGGAGGT